ACAAAAGAAAATCCATTATTGTCATAGGGTTAACTGATTCTATCGAACAATTTTATAATACTGTTGTACATGAAGCAAAGCATTTACAATCAACAATATGTAAATACTACAATGTATCAGAAGACTCTGAAGACGCAGCATATTTAATAGGATATATAGTAATGAAGATGAGTAGTAAATTTTAAGGCATGTCTTTTGATATGCCTTTTTTCATATAATTAAAATTATTATATTTATATAACTTTTTTTATTAATATCCAGATTTATATCACTTTTTTTTATATTTTTGCAAAAAATTTTTAGGAGAAAAAAGATGGAAGCGAATAATTTTAATTATGACAATATACTTGATCAACAGGATATTGAAAACCTGTTTTCAGATCAAGAAGAAGATACACAGTAGGAACCTGAACCTTCCGAGAAAGAAAATGCAGGCGAAAACACTGAAGTGGATAAGGATAGTTTATTCGATCCACTGGAGAGCGTAGGTGATGGAGAAAATCAAGGTGGAGAATCTGGAAACGCCAACACAGATAATGGCGATACTTCTCCAACAACAAAAATCTACTCTTCCATTGCCAAGGCATTGTTTGATGATGGCGTTTTCCAGAACCTTGAGATTACAGAAGAAGATATTGCCAATATCAAAACATCAGACGATTTTATAGAATTATACAAAAAAGATCGTGATGCTGGTCTTGACGATGCACAAAGAAGAATCAATGAAGCACTCAATGCAAATGTGTAGCCCTCTATTATAAGTAATTATGAACGTACTATACAGTTTTTGAATAATATTACAGAGGAGCAACTCAATGAAGAGACTGAACAGGCTGAAGAGTTACGTAAAAATCTTATTGCACAAGATTATCAAAACCGTGGATATTCAGAGGAAAGAATAGCCAGAGAATTAAAGAAGTCATTTGATTCTGGTAATGATAAGGAAGATGCTATTGAAGCATTGAGAAGCAACATTGAATTCTATACAAACGGTTACAACGAAATCATCAATGAAGCCAAGAAGGCTCAAAGGTAGGAAATTGAAAACAGAAAGAAACAAGCTGAAAACCTTAAGAATTCAATATTTGATGAAAAGGATATGTTTGGCAAACAAGATGTAAATCGGACTATTAGACAAAGAGCTTTTGATGCTATATCAAAACCTTTCTATAAAGATCCTGAAACTGGAAATCAATATACTGAATTACAAAAGTATCAAAACGATAATCCAATCGAATACATAAAGAACATAAGTATATTGTTTGCTTTAACAAATGGTTTTAAGAATATTGAAGGTTTATTTAAAAATGAAGTTAAGAAAAAAGTCAAGAAAGGTTTTTCAGAACTTGAAAATAAATTAAACGGTACTTCAAGAAACTCCGATGGTTCATTGAGATTTGTAACTGGCACAGATGATGACAATAATTTCTTTAAAGGAATAAAATTAGATCTTTAATTTAAACTTTTTAAATATAAAATATAATGGCTGGTAAATTAGGCAAATTTCAAATGACGGACTTCTCATATTGGAAGCCCGAAGTTACTAAGAAGAACCACCTCGGTTCAATTTATCAACTGCAGCCATAGAAGGCTACTAACTTGATGGTGCAGTTGCTTGCTTACCAAAGAGGTAAGACACTTGATACATTCCTCAGTTAGTTCCCTGTTCATGAATTTGAAGACAATAACGAATACTGGTGGGATGTTATTGGCTCGTCAAGACGTAATATTCCGCTTGTCGAAGCTAGAGACGAAAATGGTGTTGCCAAGATTATTGGTAGCGATGGAGTCACTGCCGATACTATGATTGGTGCTGGCACACAGCCTTTCTATCTGGTCTTTGCAGAAGACTGGTTCTATGATGGCGAAGTTATCTGGGGTAATCTTAACGAGGCTTATAACTTCAGAATTCTTGGTGATCCAGTGATGGAAGGCACTAATGCAGTTTATAAGGTTGAGCTTATGGGTGGTAACACCGTTGGTTGCCCTGCTGAAAGACTGCAAGCTGGTGAGAGATTCAGCGTCGGTTATGCTCCTGTTGAAGGTGGCCTGTCACGTAAAGTTGGTGGTATCAGACATGCTACGTCAGCTTCGATGAGAAACGAGTTCTCTACGATTCGTATCCATCACAAGGTTTCTGGCGACATGTTGAATGCAAAACTTGCTGTTGGTATCCCGATCGTTCGTGAAGACGGTAAGAAAGATGTTACAAATATGTGGATGCACGAAGTCGAATGGCAGCTTGAAATGGAATTCAATGAGGCTAAGAATAATGTCATGGCTTTTGGTGTTTCAAACAGAAATGCTAATGGTGAGTATATGAACTTCGGTAAGTCTGGTGATGTTATCAAGACTGGCGCTGGTCTGTACGAGCAGATGGAAGTTGCAAATACTTCGTATTACAATACATTCAGCTTGCGTATGCTTGAAGATGCATTGTATGAGCTTTCTGCTGCAAAGCTTGACTTTGGTCAAAGACATTTTATTATCAATACTGGTGAGCGTGGTGCTATGCTGTTCCACAAGGCTGTCATGAATGAATTCAGCGGTTGGACTGCATTTACATACGAAGGCACTAATCTCGGTATTGTCACTAAGGCATCTTCACCGTTACATTCAAATGCACTGATGTTCAATGGTGGTCAATTCGTTGGCTTTAAAGCTCCTAATGGTGTTACCGTTGAATTGAATGTTCTGCCTTATTACGACGATCCTGTCCGTAACAAGATTGAACATCCTCTTGGTGGTCCTGCTATGTCATACAGATTCGATATCATGTATATCGGTACTGATAAGGGCGAACAGAATATCTTCAAGTGCAAGATCAAAGGTGATAATGAGTATCGTGGTTATCAGTGGGGCTTACGCAATCCGTTCACTGGTCAGATGGGTAATCCTTACATGAGCTATGATGAGGATTCAGCTTCATTCCACAGAATGTGTTCACTTGGTGTCTGCGTGCTTGATCCGACTAGAACAATGTCATTGATTCCAGACGTTCTGGCATATTGATACTAGTAAAATATTAATAACATAAGGTAGGGATTTCTCCCTGCCTTATGTTGTGTTTTTAAAATAAAATAAAGGAGAAGTTTAAATGGCTAACAAAAAAGAGAGTAAAGAAGTTAAGGTTGATTATGAAGAACCTAATTTTATCGTTGATGATACTGAACCGTTGAAGGAAGTTCCAGTTCAAAAACAAACTATTGAGAATACTGAAACACAAAACAAACCAGTTGAAAAGAAGCCTATAGATGGCGAACCGCTTATTAATTGTTTGAGAAACGAGCGTGTCATTGTTCGTTATATACCAAAACAGAGCGGTATTATAACAGACCCAAAGAATCCTTTCTATGGTGGTATGGGTGAGAATTGTTTCAGAGAGTTTGGCGTTCCAAGACTACGTTCTGGTCTGTTTGTCGATGTATTGACAAAAGAAGAGATGAGATACCTTGAGCACGTGATGCAGCTTGAACCTGGTGCGTTAAGCATTTATAGACGTCAAGACAATTTCTGGGACAACAGTAATATCAATGGTATATCAAAGGTTCGTTTGAAGAAACAAGATAATTACTTAAATCTGTGGGATCCATAGGATTATATAAGATATAAGATCTTACTTGCAAGAAAACAAGAAATTGCACCGTCTTTGAAAGCTTACCAAGATTCACCCAAAGTCACGTATCAGTTTGTTATCATTAATGAAAATGATGAAGCTAATGCAAACAAGACGAGAGTTTCAGCTAAGAAACAATGTTATAAAGAGTGGGGTAAGATTGATAATGATCCAGATACTTTGAGAGTTATCATTGAGATGATGGAAGGTAGAAAGATCGCGTCGAATGTGAAACTCGATGTACTTAACAATAAAGTCATGGAACTTATTGAATCAAATAGTAAAATGTTTCTTGATATTGTACAAGACAAGATGTTACCGACTAAGGTTCTTATAAAGAAATGTATTGAGGCTGGTTTAATTTCAAATCGTGGTGATTGGTTGTATCTTGCAAATACCGATACTCCTTTATGCGAAAGCAACCAAAACCCAACATTAAGCGTTGCATCTGAATTTCTTAATCAACCTAAAAATAATGAATTGAAAATGATGCTTATGGCTAAGCTTAAGCAATAATATATATAATAATATTAGTCATGACAGTAACTGAAATGAGCAATGAGTTTGATATACTATATAACAATATAATGAGTAATCAAGCTCCTGGAATTGACGAATATGAAAAGAGTGTCTTCTTAACAAAGGCATAGTATGAAATACTCAAAGCATACTTTGAGGCTAGGGGTAATAAATACTTACAAGGTTTTGATGGTTCTGAATAGCGTCAAATGGATTTCAGTTCAATTACAAAAACCACTAATCTTTAGTATATTGATATTCCAGCATCAGATAAATTTGATATGAGATCAAAATCTTATTTAATGCCAAAGGATTGTTTTATAATTGTAAATGAGCAAATAATTGATTATGATGATCATGATCCACAATCTGGTGCAATATTTTATACAATAGAACCTATAACTTATCAAAAATATGCTGCATAGATGACCAAACCATATAAATATCCTCCTAAACATATCGTATGGCGTTTAATAACAAAACATGAAGATATTGAAGATCCAGAGACGATATGTGAGATCATAGGTAAGTTTGGTCGTAATTATGATCATGATGAAGCTCCAATATATAAGATGAGATATCTTAGAAAGCCAAATCCGATAATACTTGTTAATTTAAATGATGAATATGAAGGTTTGACAATTGAAGGTAAATATTCAAGAACTTCATGTGAATTACCAGATGATATGCATCATACAATTGTTCAACGTGCAGTTGAATTGGCTACTGCTTCATACAATCCTTCTATGACAAATGTTATGACTGGTATAGGAAATATAAGTTCAACTAATCTTGGGGTAATTCCTCAGGGAAATAAAGACTAATAATGAACATACATGAATTTTCAAATTAGTTTGATGCACAAATAAGTGCTTATGCAAAGTTATTTGACAATTAGTCGGATGTATCAAACTATTTGTCAAGTGTGTTGCAGTTTGATGAATATGAAAAGTCTTTGTTTTTAACTAAAGCTCAAGAATCTTTTGTAATAGCATGTTATACAGGGAGGAATCCTGCTGGACATGCATTTGAAGTGACTGAAGAAGATAAGAAAACATTATCATCGTTAGTCAAGACAATAGAACTTGAACCAAGTGAAGACATAAGCGTGATACCAATGTCAAGTAAATCATATCTATTTAAATTACCAAATAATGTATTGTTTGTTACTTATGAATCTTGTACATTTTCAAGTGATGACAAGTGTATAGACGAAAAGCAAGTTGAAGTGATTCCAGTAACACAAGATGAATTTCATAGAATTAAAAACAATCCGTTTCGTGGTACTACTGACAACAGGGTATTAAGACTTGATGCTGGTAAAAATATTGTTGAACTTGTATCAAAACATAACATAAGCAAATATTTGTTAAGATATATTTCAAAACCAAATCCTATAATATTAATAGATTTGGAAGACGATCTTTCGATTAATAATATTCAAAATGAATCTGAATGCCAATTGCCAGATTTTACACATTAGAGAATACTTGATCTGGCTGTTCAAATGGCATTGCAGAGTAGGTCTATAGGACTTAATAATAATAAATAACATATTGTTTAATTAAAACTTTATAACAATGATTTTTTCACAAAATCAAAACAGACACGTGTTTGTCGTGAAGTCGGTTGAGAATGCTCTCGCCGATGTTAATGTTGCTGGTGATATTTTTATTGGTGGCCCAACTAGCGGTCCTAATGCTAATTGCGAAGCATACGGCAACTATCAAACTCCTGGCGGTTTAATCAGAACCGACCTTATCAAGAAAGACAATATCCTGTGGGTGAGAGCCACTGATGCTGCTGATATGGCAATGCCTTTGAAGACTGCTACTATCACTCTTGATGAGAATGTCAATGAGGGTCTTCCTATTCCAGGTGAGGATTATATCATGAACATTACTATCAGACAGTTTGTCGGTGCTTCTGATGAAGATACTTATCATAAGCAAGGTGCTGTTCATGCTTATACTGGCATGGATGCTAGCACTTTCTATCTGACAATGGCAAAGTCGCTGGCTTTGAATTTCAGC